AGCAATAAAATATCATGCGCAAACGACTTGATTGAGGCCCGGAAACTTCTTTTTGAACGAGCTTTCAAAGAAGATTACGAGGCGTAGCAATGAGCGAAGCAATCCCCACCCCGTCCCCCAGGCAGGCACCCCTGGATCAGTCCGAGACCATCGGGAAATTGGCGGCGGCCCTGGCAAAGGCACAGCTTAGCATGGAGACGGCCCGAAAGGATGCTAAAAACCCTCACCTTGGGAATCGATATGCCGACCTGACATCTTGTTGGGCGGCATGTCGAAAACCCCTGGGGGAAAATGGCTTGTCCGTGGCGCAGCTCACGAAATCGGTCTCACCCGATCTTGTGAAAATCGTGTCCGTCCTTCTGCACGAATCCGGCGAGTGGATACGTTCCGAGCTGACCGTTCCGGCAGGGGGGAACAAGGGAGTCAACGCGGCCCAGGCCATGGGATCAGCTATCAGCTACGGGCGGCGATATGGTCTCTCAGCCCTGGTCGGGATCTCCACGGACGATGATGACGGCACGGCTTCAAGCGGTCCTGCTACCCAGGCCCCCAGGCAGCAGCAGCCACCCCGACAGGCCCCCCAGGGACAACCTCAGGGCAACGACACCGCCACCGAGAAACAGGTCAAGGCAATTTATGCGATCACCAAGGGGAAGGGGTTGGACCCTCACGCCTTTGCAGCACAGACCCTTGGACGTGAGATCGAGAGCTTGAAAGAGATCACCAAACGAGAAGCCGGGCAGATCATCGATGCCCTGAATGGTTCCCCGGCCCAGGGGCCGCAATACCCACAAGAAGACGCACCCTTTTAGTGGAGGACAGACCATGAGTGAGATCGAAACCCTTCAACAGCGGATCGAGGAGATCCGGCGAAGTGAATTGCCGGAACTCGTGGAACCATTCCCGGATCAAGTCGGGAGATCATTCAGGATGTCCTTGAACAGGCTTTGCACGGACAGCCTGGAACTTCTCAGGGACCACCTGCACAAAAAACAGTCCCGGCCCCTGGTCAACCGCATGTCCACCCGTACAACCGAACAACTCCAGACCGAGCTCGAAGGCCTCAAGGGTGTGGACATCCACGCCGACAGAGTCAACCGCTTTGGCCCCGGACAGGATCGACGGCATGCTCACAGTGCGGTCCGGAAGCGGGAAATCCTGGCCGAGCTCAAACGGCGGGGGATCGAGGCATGATCAAGCCCACCGCCTGGATAGGCATTGACCCTGGAAAGACCGGCGCGGCAGCCCTCATCCACGACGAAGGGCAGGAGCTTCTTGACTGGCCCGGGAGCCCTTCCCTGGTCGTGGACAAACTCACCGACTGGAAGTTTGACTTCAATGTCCAGCTTGCGGCCCTGGAAAGCGTCCATGCCATGCCCAAGCAGGGAGTGACCAGCGTGTTTTCCTTCGGACAGAACTTCGGAACCTGGCAGGGTATCCTTGCAGCCCTTGGAATCCCCTTCATCATGCCCAGGCCCCGAGAGTGGCAGAAAGGCCTTGTCCGACCGAGTGACGGACCAGACACCAAAAGCAGATCCCTTGCCGTGGCCCGGCGGCTATTCCCAAATGCACCCCTGACCCGCAAGAAGGACCACAACAGAGCAGATGCCCTGCTCTTGGCTTGGTGGTCACGAAAACAATAGGAGAACCCACTATGCTGCTGACAAGAATAAATGAAGCCGAGGCAGAAGCCAGGCGCTTCTTGGATCGTGTGAAGGCCCTCAAGGATTCATGTGGAAACAATGAGTATGCTATCAGCTACGGCAACAAAGAGACCGGCGCGGTTCGACGTGCATCTATGGATCTCACCCGGGCACTTGCGGAGATGAGGCGGCCATGACCTATTGGACCATAACCATTGACGGGATCACCGTGGACAACGTGACGCATGAGGTCCGGTATGCTGGTAGGTGGTACCCGTCTTTCTCCGAGGCCCTGGAAGCCAAGCTGGAATATGAGCAGGCACGGGACAGACACCTGGAAGACGAGATGGACCGGCAACGGGATGAAGGGGACGAACCCGGGATGGAGGACTAATCGTATGCAGATTGTTACACGAAATAGAAAAACGTATGCAGAGGTAAGCGGTCAAAAGGCCGTGGGTCCTTACTGGCCGCCATTTCGCAGGGGTCGCCCTCAGCCCGATATTTTTCTATGCAACCTATTCAAAACTCCGAGTAACACGAAAGGCGAATAATGGAGCATGAACGACACCTTACCCGGCAGGAACTTCTGGACGCCCTCCAGATCGGATACCCGCTTTTCCGGAAGCTCCGGAACCAGGGCGGCCCCGATCCCGTGGGGTCTGGGAAAAATGCGACCTGGCCCCTTTACGCATGGTGTGAATGGTTGGTCAATCGACGGTCCAGCGGCCCGAGATCCCGGGAGCTGGCAATTCGGGCGGCAGAGATCCTTCGAGATCGTGACGGGATCATGGTTCCGGAAATCATCGATCCCGTATCCAGAGAGACCGGCAACGAGGACATAGGCCTGGAAGCGGCCCTGGAACGTCTCCGGCAGGCAGAACAGGCCACCTTTGCCAAATGGCGGGAGAGCTTCAACGCAAACATGAAGGAATCCCCGGTTTTCTTCAAGGACTGGCAGACGGCTCTGGATCTCTTGCGCAAGGCCGAAAAAAACTTGAGCGACTATCTCTGCCAGCGGCGCGACCTGCTCCCGGCGGCCCAGGTCCGGGCATGGATGCTGACTCAGATCACGGCCACCAAGAGTACCCTGCTCAATCTTCCTGGCAAGCTGGCCCCGCAGCTCGAAAACCAACCCTGGCCAAAGATCCAGAAAAAACTTGAAGAGGAGATCCGTTTTGCCCTGGATAAATTGTCAAGCGAACCTCGCTAAGTGGTGGTCATCGGCGTGGAAGCCACCTGCAAACTTATCGCCTTGGGAGTGGGCCGAAAAGAACCTTGAGCTAAGTTCCCGAGCGACAGCCTTTCCGGGCAGATACAGGACGGATCAGACACCGTATGTGCGAGAAGTTCTTGAGGCCTTCAAAGATCCGGAAATCAGACAGGTCATTCTTTGTTGGAGTGCGCAGTCATCGAAGACCATGACGATGTTGGTTGCCCTCTGCTATTGCATCGACCAGGACCCCGGACCCGCTCTCATGGTGCAGAGTTCTCAGGATGCAGCCACATCGTTCGTCAGAAATCGGTTTATGCCCATGGTGCAGGATTGCCCGGCCCTGGCCCGACACATCACAGGTGATCGACACGACTTTTCAGCATGCGAACAGCGCCTTGATAACATGACAGTCAATAATCAGGGCGCACAATCACCGGGTCAGCTCGCATCGAGGCCCATTCGCTTTCTCATGGCAGATGAAATCGACAAATGGAAGTCCGAGTCCAAAAAGGAAGCGGACGCCCTCAGCCTGGCCATGGAGCGTGTGAAGTCCTTCCGGAATCATAAAATTTTCATGTGCTCGACGCCCACCCTTGAGTCCGGCCCTATCTGGCAGGCATACCAGGGAGCCGACCGGCGGGAATATCATGTCCCCTGTCCCCATTGCGGCGCGGTTTTCGTACTCAAATGGAAACACATTCAGTGGCCCAAGGATGCCACCCTGGAGGAAATTCGTCTAAACACTTGGCTGGAATGTCCTCATTGTCGCGGCCACATCACCGAGCGCGACAAAGCGGAAATGCTCGAACGGGGGGCATGGGTTGCCCAGAACCCAGACACCGGCGTGGAACGGGCAAGTTTTCACTTGAGTGAGCTTTACAGCCCGTGGACAAAATGGGGTGATTTGTCTGTGAAGTTCCTCAAGGCCAAACAGGAAGCCAAGACCGGGAGCACGGGTCAGCTTCACAACTTCATCAATTCGAGCTTGGCCGAGCCATGGCGGGAAGACGAACACGTCAAGAAACGCGACTTGAATCAAATCGTGTCCCTCTGTGACGAAAGGCCAGAAGGACAGGTACCTGGTGAAGGGCGTGTCCTCGGTCTGACAGCCGGTATCGACACCCAGGACAACGGATTTTGGTTTTCAATCAGGGCATGGGGAGAACATCTTGAATCCTGGCTTATACGGGCGGGGTTTTGTCCGGATTTTGGAGCGCTCCAGGCCTATGTCACTGAATCACGCTACCTGGACCCGGAAGGGAATCAGTATGCGGTCCAGGCGGCTTTTATCGACTCACAGGGACACCGCACAGCGGATGTTTACGACTTTTGCAGAGGCAACCCCATCTTCCGGCCTGTCAAGGGGGAGCAGCGCCTTGCAGGAAGCCCGTGGAAGGTCACTGTCCTGGACAGCGTGAAGCGTGGTGACGGCAAGCGCTATCCCATCCCCGGCGGTTTGCAGCTTTTGCGCATCGATACGAATTTTTACAAGGACATGATCGCCGGAAAGATGAGCGTGGAGCCTGGCAAGCCTGGTCGTTTCCATCTCCACGAAAACCCCGGCAAGGACTATCTGGCACAGGTGGCTTCCGAGTTCAAAAACGAGAAGGGATTGTGGGTATGCCCAAGGCATCGAGCAAACCATCTTTGGGACTGTGAAACATACAATCTGGCAGCGGCAGACGTACTAGGCCTTAGATTTTTCAACAGGAGCGTGAACAATGAGCAAGTCAAGCAGAAAAAGCCCAAACCAAAAAGAAAAACTTCTTCAAGATGGTGGTGACATTCCCCAGGGCAGGCCCCTTTCCGGCATGGATGAAATCGGGGAATATGTCCGGCGGTCCTCGGTCACGATCCTTGATTGGATTCGGAACATGGGATTCCCGGCCTCGAAGATCGGCGGGATCTGGGAGAGTGACACCTTTCTTATAGACAGATGGAGACGGGAGCAGATCCAGGAACGTGTCAAGCAAAACAACACGAAATCAATAGCAAATTCAGCCTAGATCATCCCCAAATTTAGTAAATTACCAAAAAACCATAAAAGCCATGCTACACCCCGAGAAAACAGGAGTGCATTGCATGGCTTTTACTACTTGGACGGCCCTTCTTGCGGATCTGAAAAACGACATGGCATCCGGAATGTGGAGGATGAAGCGCTACCAAATCGACGACCGAGAAATGGAGTACCGTTCTTTTGCCGACTTCATGAGTTTTTTTCGTGAAGTGGAACACCGGGCGGCCCTGGAGAACCAGAGCACAGCGGCCCCCTTTGCCAGGGCGTACGCTCGTGGGGGCTCAAGATGGTAGGAAAAACCATTGACCGCCTCATTGGACTATTCAGCCCCAAGGCCGAGCTTTCCCGCACCCTGGCCCGGCGCATGATCAACGGGGAACGCATGTACGCGGCGGCGAAATCCGGCAGGAAAACCGGCGCATGGTCCCCGGTCGAATCCACGGTCAACGACGAGATCCGGGTTTCCTCCCAGAAGGTCCGGGAGCGGGTCCGGCAGCTTGTTCGAGATTTTCCGTATTTCGCTCATGCCGTTGACCAGCTTGTCAGCCTCACCGTTGGCCAGGGAATCAATTTTCAAAGCAAGGCAGATCCGGCGCTGAGGTCTCGCATCGAAGACGCCTGGAAACGCTGGTCCGAACAAGCCGACATCACAGGCCGAATGTCTTTCCCAGATCTCTGTCAACTTGCGGTTCGGCAGGAGTGCGAGAACGGGGAGTTCTTCCTGGTCAAGCGGCAGTCCAAGGACCCCAAGCGGTTCCTGCCCTTTGCCCTGCAAGCAATCGAATCCGACCGCCTCACCGATCTATCCACCTCACCGAAGAACAAGCAACACGAAATCGACCAGGGCGTGGAATTTGACCCTGACACCGGCGTGACCGTGGCTTATTGGTTCGAGTCCGACACCAAGCCCCTACGCATCCCGGCAGAGCAGGTCATCCACGGCTTCAAGATGGTTCGACCTGGCCAGCTTAGGGGAATCAGCCCCTTTGCCCCGGGCGTACTCGTTGCCCACGATATGGCCGAATATCTCGACGCCGAGCTTGAGGGCGCGAAAATGGCAGCCCGTTATCTGGCCTTCATCGAGGCCCCGGACATTGCAGCCTATCAGACATCCCACGGAATCGGGGTGAATCCTGATTCGGGCCAGCGGGAAGATGAGCTTCAAAACGCTATCCTCGAATATCTCCGGCCCGGCGAAAAGGTGAACCTGGCCAACCACAACAGGCCCGGGGATAACTTCGAGCCCTTTGTCAAGCTGGTACTCAGAATGCTTTCCGTGACCACGGGCGTTCCCTACGAACTCTTGAGCGGCGATTACGGCGAGGTTAGTTATTCGACGATGCGCGTATGCCGCAACGATCTTTCCCAGGCGTTGAAGGTTCCCCAGGGGCGCATGATCAACCAGCTATGCAACCCGGTTTTTCATGAGGTCATGAATCAGGCCATGCTGACCGGCAAGCTCCAGATCCCCGGATACTGGAACGACCCCAGGAAATTTCAGGCCTGCAAATGGATTGTCCCAGGCATGGAGCCCATCGACCCGTTGAAAGAATCCAAGGCGCATGTGGACCAGCTCGACAGCCTGCTCAGGTCTCCCCAGGAGATCGCAGCGGCCCGAGGGCGCGACTATGAGGAAATTCTGGACGAGATCCAGCAGGCCGAAGAAATGTCCAAGAAACGCGGTCTCTCGCGTGGGCAGGTCAACACGGCCCTTGCCAGCAATCCGGCAACCATCGAGGAAGAATAATGCCGAAATTTACAACACGAAAGATGCCATTGACCGGGAAGGCCCCGGCCACCCTGGATGAAGAGAACCGGACCGTTGAAGCGGTCATGACCACCGAGCAGCCCGTCAGGGTTTTCGATTGGGAACACGGGGTCATCGATGAAGTCCTGCTCATGACGGGCGCGAAATATCCGGATCAGGTCCCCCTGCTCGACAATCACAACAGGTGGGACGGCGTGGAAAGGGTTCTGGGTTCTGTCTCAAAGATCAGGCTGGAAGATGAACGGATGGTGGGGACCGTTTCCTTCTCCCGCACCCAAGCCGGTCATGACGCATATACCAAGACAGCCGAAGGACACCTCACTGACTTTTCCATCGGCTATATCGTGAACGAGTCGATCTATATTCCCAAGAACGAGTCACAGACCATCGAAGGAAAAACATTTACCGGCCCGGTCAAGGTCTCGACAGAATGGGAGCTCATGGAATTGAGCGTCACCCCCATTGGAGCAGACGACCAGGCCAAAGCACGGAGCTTTCAGGAGGTTCCTAACATGCCCAAACCTACAGACAACACCCCTCAAAATGACGACATGCTGGCCCAGGAACGGACCAGAGCGGATGCGATCATGAATCTTGGCGATCAGTTCGCCTGCCAGACCGAAGCCAGGGAAGCGATACGCTCCGGCATGGCCGTTGCCGACTTCCAGTCCCAGGTCCTCGAAAAAATGGCCCAGGAACGAAAAGCACCGGCGGCTCGTGTCGAAATGGGCGCGACCGATGAAGAGAAGTTTCGTAGCGCAGCAGAAGAAGCCCTTCTGGTTCGGGCCGGAATCTCCGACAAGCGAGAGGAAGCCGCAGACCTGGCCAGCCATACCTTGAGAGACATGGCCCGTGAATGCCTCATTCGCTCCGGTCAACGCCCCCAGGGTTCTCCCCTGGCCATGATCGGACGTGCAATGACAACCTCCGACTTTCCGAAGATCCTTGCGAATACCGCCAACAAGTCTTTGCTGGCTGGCTACGAGGGCGACGATAATTCATCCTGGAAAACATGGTGCGGCACTGGGTCCATCTCCGACTTCAAGCAGCTTTCCATTGTTCGGCCTTCTGAAATGTCCGACCTGGAAGAGGTCCTGGAGGCCGGGGAATACACCTACGGCGACCGTGACGAGACCCGGGAGCAGGTCCAGCTTTCCACCTATGGCAAGCTGTTCAAAATTACCCGGCAGGCGATCATCAATGACGATCTGGGAGCCCTGACCGACATTCCCCGTGCCCACGGTGAAGCAGCAGCCCGAAAGGTCTGTGACTGCGCGTATGCGGTCCTGACAGCCAATGCGAACATGGCAGACGGAACCCCCTTGTTTCATGCCGACCACGGCAACCTTGCAGGCACAGGCGGCGCTCCGTCCATCTCCACCCTGGCCTCTGCTATCGCTGCAATGAAGATCCAGAAGGACATTGCCGGACTCCGGGTCCTCAATATCCGGCCCAGGTTCTTTATTGCTCCGGTTGCCCTGGAAGGATCGTGTGAACAGCTTTTCAGGAGCACCCTGGAAGGCACCCAGGCCAGCCCGAACCAGATCAACCCCTATGCCGGAAACTACTTCCAGCGCGTCTATGATGCCCGTTTGGATGGTGACGATGCGAATGGTTGGTACCTGGCAGGCCCCAAGGGAAAGACCGTGACCATGTTCTTCCTCAATGGCATCCAGAAGCCCTACCTTGAGACCAAGGACGGCTTTGAGGTGGACGCCGTTGAATACAAGGTCCGGATCGATTGCGCGGCAGCAGCCGTGGACCACAGAGCTCTCTACATGAACGACGGCGGCGCTGAATAATGACTATCCCCCTCGACGTCTTGCGCAAGATCATAGCCCTTGCGCAGGACACGCCGGGGGTTGATTATTGCCCCAGGGACGGCGTGACCTGCCCGGCATGTGGAAATCAGTTATCAAAAACGAAGGGAATCTATGTGACGAAGCCGTGGACCGGGGACGTTCGAGAACGATATCACAAATGCCCCCGTTGTGGCCTTTTGTTTAAGTCCATAGAGACCCTTTTGAAATAAATCACCGTCTGACCTGTACGGTGAAACAGGAGCGAGAGGCCTAACTCCTCCAGTCCGTCCTCTCTCTCCCATCTTCACGGATTGACCCCCTGTTTCTTCCTCTGGCCGGGAAGCGGGGGGTCATTTTTTTGTGCTCAGGTGTGATGATCTTTGAAGCCGGGGGTGGGAAATAGGGTGGGAAATAAAAAAAGACTTAGAAACATTTTGTTCCTAAGTCTTTGATTTTTTTGGTAGCGGGGACCGGATTTGAACCGATGACCTTCGGGTTATGAGCCCGACGAGCTACCATACTGCTCCACCCCGCAACAAGAGAAAGGATTTTCTATAGGTTTGCACCTCGCTTGGCAAGGACTT